AGCAGTACGCTTTCACAGATCTGCTCCTCGCAGTCTGTAATGGTGGCTTGTTTGGCGCTGCTGATAAGCAGGTCGCCCGTATTGGTGTCTGTTATTAGTCCTTGCATTGCCGTTAATGTTTTACTGTCTTGTCTTCGTAGTCGCCACGCTTAAACTGTGCGGCGGTTTCGGAAAATGAAGCCACAGGCGGGGTTGTCGGCCCGTGTGTCCCGGTATGGCTGTGGCTGTTGAAGCTGCTTATAAAACTGTTTACCGTCCCCACCAGGTCGTTAATTTTGCCTGTAAGGTCGGCTATGTTGATAAGTCCGCCCAGGCCGCCGCCGTTGAAGACTGCCGCGTTCTTGTCGATGTCCAGCGTTATGCCGTCTTGAACGCTCAGGCTAACGCCCTCTTCTGTTATGGTCAGCTTTGTGCCGTCGTTGATGTTTACCTCGATGCTTTCCACGTCATCGGTCAGCACCACCACGCCGGCGGCATAACCCGAAAGCATGGCCACGGCCACATAGCTGCCCTCGCGTGGGAATAGCACCACGCCCAGCGCTCCCTCCTGGTTGGCTTGAAGATTGACCTCCAAAATGGGCGCACCCTCATTGATTGGCTCCACGTCAACCGTGCGGCGGTCGTCGTGGCGTGCCGTCACAGTGCCCACCAGCAGGCCGGCACTGCCGCCTTCTGTTGCAAGCTGTCTTATTATGTTCTTTAGTCCGCTCATTGTGCCACATGTAGTCCGAGGGTTATTTCCTGACGGTAGCCGCTCGAACTGAATTTAATTACATTCTTTTTTACTTGGTAAACGCCCATTTTGTTGCCGTCTATCTTTATGCCGATCGCGTCCAACTTGTCGACCAACTTGTAGCCGAAAGTGGTAAAGCTGCCGGTCAGACCGTCAACTTTTAGGCGTTGTATTTCCTGCTCCGCCCATGCCTTTAGCTCGCTTTCCGTCTTGTTATAGGTGTGCAGCGTGCGATGTTCGCCGTCTTTGTCGCCGACCTCCACTTTTATTTTTTTGTTGTTCGGCATGATGCTGACGGCCTTAATGCACAGGCGTATGTTTTCGGCCTGCTGCTGTTCGAGGCTGCTGTCGTTTATAATGTTCACCCCGGTGGCAAACACCTGCGCAGGCTGTGTGTCTCGCTCGAAGATCACACCGCAGTAAAGCACGGGCTTGCCGTCTTCGTAGCGATAAAAAGAGCGGATGCCATTGTCTTGAAGCCTGCCCAGCAGAGCCGCCACGGTGTCGTCCGTCACACGGAACTGCCCCAGGTTCTGCTCGCCGAAGACTTTAACCCCGTCGAGTCCCTGGTCTTTTAGCAACGTCTCCAGCGTTACAGTGGTATAGGCTTTTTTGGTGCAGGCCATTTGCTTTAGCTTGAACATTTCGTCTTCGCAGGTCAGCACTATGGGCGTTTTAACGCTAACATTACGCACATATCCCACGAATGCCAGCTCCGGGTTGTCGCCATAGCCAGTCCACACCTTTACGGTGTCGCCGCGCTTTACAGGTATCTGCGCCTGCCCGTTCCACTTCATGCGCTTGGGCAGGGTGATTTTGCACTCGTCGGTCAGCTTCTCGGTGTCCCTTGTTATCTCTACCGAAGTAACAAAAGGCACCTGCCACGATTCGTCACCCTGTATTTCTATTTTCGCATTTAAGACGTACATTTAACGGGTGGTTAATGGGTGTTTAATATTCTGTGCTGTAAACGTTATATTCTTTATCGGAAAGCGCCGACAGGCTAATGGGCTGGTAGTTGCTTTCCGTCGCCTGACCAACTGAAAAATCGGTTATGACCAGCCGGTCGATGTCGAATATTTCCAAAAAGACGCTTTGAACCAATATGGGCTCGTTAAGGTCGAAAAATGCCCGCAGCTCTTTAATGCCCTCGGTGGGGTATTCGTCCACGAACACGCCGTCCTTGACGGCCTGCACGCCAACAGCTATTTTTACGGTGTAGTCGTCGGCGTTAATATATTCTTTGACGGTGCCGTCCATGCCCACCAGCTGGGTGGTTACAATATTCTTTTTGCAGCTCACAGACACAACAGCGTCGTTCATATCCAGCTCCTCGCCGTTCTCTTTGCGAAAGCGCAGCGTGCACAGGGCGTAACGGTCGCTCCAGAATGACGGGTCGGTCATGGGCGCGGCTATTTCTTTAGCCTCCATTTGCGTGCCGTTGTTGTTCCAATTAGGCGGAGCGGTAGTACGCGCCGGCTTGAAGCGGTACAGCGCGCCTTTAAGCTGATTAGCCGCGCCGGTGGCCACGGTCACAAAGTTGAAATTAATAGGTAACATATTAAATCAATTGCGTGTCGTTGAGCGCAGAAAGCAAAACCTCGGTAACGGTTTCTTTGACCCGCTCTGCGCTTTCGGTCAAAGTCGCCGTGTGCACCTCGAACTTATCCACCAGGCGTTCGATGTTCACTGTTATATTTCGTATCTTGTCGGCACTGCCCGCGGCTTTGCTGCCGGTGGAGCCTTTACTGCCGGTCACGTTTGCCGTGCCGGCTGTCGGGGATGCGACAGTGGGCACGCTGGGCGTTTCGGGTAGCCCGGGAATGGCTGCCTGTGTCGGGGACTGCTTCTTATTCTTGGCGGCTTCCTCCTTTTCGCTTTTGGCGATTTCTTCGTTGTATGCTTCATTAAAGGCTTGCCCTATCTGCGTGCCATAGTCGGAAAAACCGTTTTTTAGCTTTTCCAGCGCGGCGCTTATGCCGTCGCCGTCCAGACTGAAAGCCGCCTTTATAAGGTCGCCTATGGCTCCAAACACTTGTTTGGCCAGCTCACCAATGCCCGTAAAGCAGGCTTTGAACGATGCCCACGTTCCCTTCAGTACAGCGCGGAACTTTGCCGACGTGTTCCAAAAGTATGTTCCCACGGCAATGAGGGCGGCGATAGCTGCCGCAATCCAGCCGATAATGGGTATGTTCATAATGGCGATGCTCACGGCGCGGCAGGCAGATGTGGCCGCCAGCTTAAACGCGCCAAAGGCCGTCGAAGCGATGCCCGCAAAGGTGGTCGAAGCGGTGCCGGTTGTTACCAGCGACAGCAGGAACGACCCCAGGGCTTTAAGTCCCTGCAATATGCCGACGGTGGCAAAACGTACCACTGCCAGCGTGGCGCGGGTTATGTTGACCATAAAGCCGTTACTAACAAACTGCCCCGTCACGAGCTCTCTGTTCATAAAGAGCACTTGCAAGCGCGCAGCGTATAACATGCCGCGAATGCGCCCCCACATGCCGGCCCACTGCAAGCCCTTTATCCAGGTCATTAGGCTGCCCAGCCCGGTAAATAATGGGATGAGCTGCGCCACGGGCACCAGCACCGAAGCTATGGCACCCGCCCACATGGTAGCGCCGCCCGTAGCTTGGAAAATGCTGATCTTCACGTCCTCGATTCGCTGGTTGATTCGTGCCGACTTTTCGGCGAAGCTGTCCATGACAATGGCCGCCTGTTCCTCTGCGCTGCTGGTGCCTGTCACTGCCTCGGTAAAGGCAGCCAGCTTGTCGGTGCCTTGTACCAGAGCGCGCGCGGCGTTGGCGTTTTCCATGCCGAACAGTTTACTAAACAGTGCACTGTCGTTTAACACTGGCTTTAGCATTTCGAGGCGCTCTTTCAGGCTCTTGTTTTTGTCAGCCAAAGCCAGCACGTCGATGCCTGCTTTTTGCAGTTCCTCGCGGGTGTCTTTCGGCAAAAATCTGCCCTGCGACAATATGGCCAGGGTGTTACGCAAAGCCACACCGCCCTCACTGCCTTTTTTGCCGGCTTTATCCAGCACCTGGATGGCGGCGTTGGTTTCCTCAAAGCTGACACATGCAGCCTTGGCAGCCATACCGCACTGCTCAAGGGCGGCCTTAATGGCGGGCAGTTCGGCACTACCGGCCTGACCGGCGGCGGCCATGGTGTTCATCATTTCGGCCATGGTCTTGCTGGCCGCTATGGGATCGTCCAGACTCACGCCGTATTGGTTCATGGCGGTGGTGAGCACCTGTGCAGCCGCCACGCCGTCACCGCCCATTAGCTTGCTGGTTATCTGAATGCTGTTACCCATGGCTTGCAGAGCTTCCGGGCATTTGCCCAGCTCCGGGGTCAACTGCGAAAGCAGCAGTTTATAACCCTCCACGGCCACACCTGCGTCCGTGCCGAATGCCTTTGCACTTTCACGGGCGTAGCCCTCAATCTCTTTAAGAGCATCACCCGTCACGCCGGCCACAGCCGAAAGGTCGTGCATTTGGCTGTCAAGCGTCACACCGCTGGCGGCAAGCCCCTGGAACGTATTGGCCAACCTTTCAACGTAGCCGCTGGCCAGCTCGAAAGCAGCCATTTTTTGCGACAGCTTCTCGACCCAGCTCTGGGCAGTCTCCACATTCATGGAAAACTGCCCGACAGCTTGGTTCATTTCCGACATTCTGCCGTAAAAGTCTCCGCTAACGTCAAAACGATAGTCAAACGATTGCATTTTAGTAATTTATTATTATCTTTGTGCACTGTTTAATAGTGCACTATGTTTGAAACTTTTTGCATATTCGTATTAAAGGCCTTAACCGCGGTTGCTTACTGCGGATTCTTGATTATGCCCTTTTGTTTTCTCTTTATGATTGTGCTCGCCTTGTTCCATGACTGCCACCGTCGACGTCATTAATCATTCTTTGAGAAAAGAGCAACGATCATTTCGGCCTGTCTTTTCAGCCTCCAATTTTCCAGCCATATAGCAGCCGCGTAGTCTGTTGCGAAGTCTTCGGCACTCCCAGCCGTGGGGTCGACATGCAGGTTTGCCCGTATCAGGGCGCAGGCTTTAAGAAAGCCGTCCTCGGGGCTGTCCTCCACGTCGTCCCGCGCGTTGAGCTGGTGCGCCTCTATAAGTTTTTTAGGCTTGCAGAGACACGGGCAAAGGCTACGTTTAGTTGGCCCATACATGCAGTAAAGAGCACAGCGTCGTGGCGTAGGTCTTCGCTGCCGCCTAACCAACAGCCGTCGAAAAGCGTTTGCGCGCTTTTCATTTCGTCAGTTTTGGCCAGCTTGTTGACTGCTGCCATGGTTTCCATGCTCGGTCGCTTGAAATAGCCCACGTGCAGGTCGCCTTCGTCTTCCACGTCGATGCGGGTAACTTTTCGGTGCAGGGCTTTCCACTTGTTTATGTTTTCACTTGTTACGCCTCCGTCATAGGTGCGCTTTTCTGCTGCGCTTGCAGCGTTGTTATTGGTGTCTGTATTCATTTTTTATGGGGTCTTTAATGGGTCTTTAATTGTTGTTTAGCGGTGGCCGCGGGGTCGGCACAATGGCCGCCCCACCGCCGACGCTTATTTATTCCAGTCAATGTGTGACATTACGAGGTCGATTTCCACCTCCTGGCCTGTGTCGCCCTCTTTCCAGCCGCGCCCGTTGTTCTTAAACATGACGTTGCGCAGCTTGTCGATTGACACAATGCCCGTGTCGGGCAAATAGCTGACGATGATGTCAAAAGGTGCAATGTCCTGCAAGCGGCCTGTGTTGCTTTGCTTCTGGATTGCTTCGACCTCCTCTTGGTAGAGGGTAATTTTACCTGTGGACGTAATGCGCCCCTTGGCGTAGCCTACGGGGTAACGGCCTGCGCCGTACTTGGTCACTATGTCCTGGTCGTCCTTGTATTCGATGCCGGTAATGCCTGTAACGGGCACGCCGGCAATGACGAGCACGATGTCGGCCCAATCATATAGTTTGCCATTGACAAATGGCACGCCGTTGTTTCCTTCCATTTTACAGTGATGTTACGTAACCGATTTTAACTTTGATTTTGCGGATCACTCCCACGGGCACGTTCTTGATCACTACCTCCACGGTGCTGGTGCTCAATACGTCCTGCGCGGGGTCAATTACAGCCTCGTAGCCCGACAATTCGCCGGCCTTTTCCATGTCCTCGAGGGCTTTGTTGGCGGTGGTCTCCAGATGCGCCACGGTGTAGCTTTGAAGCTCGCCCGTGCTCGGATCAATGTAAACGTTACCGCCCAGCTCCGGGGTCAGGTAGGTGCGAATGCCGCGGCACGCCTTGTCCATGGTGCGCACCAACTCGATGGCGTTGTAGTCGCTTGTCGGGTCGTCCATGTTGTGGCTGTCGTTCCAATAGCTGCCCGAAACGCCCACAATGGGGGTCAGGAACAGAAAGCGTGCATCGTCCAACTTTTCAACCCACGCCTTGTCAAGTGTGCGCACCAGGGTGCCGTCACTCAACGCGGGCAGAGAAATGCCGGAGGGGAACTTCTTAACCCATGAAATGCTTTCGTGCACTGATGCGCTCGACACATGACCCAGCCA